CTCGGGCTAGCCTGAGGGCGATTGAGAGGGCGGAGGCGAACGAGGAGGGCGAAGATCGCAGCCGGTCGGAATATGGAACGATTGACGCCCATGTGGCGCGTACGGATACCTGGAACGGGAAACCAGCAATTTACGTCAAGGATCGGCTGTCTGGTAAAATCATTCCCTGCGTTATGTCAGATGAACTTGCCGCAAGGGAAGGGCCAAGTCATAGCTGGACCGACGCTTGGGCGGGCAAGCGAGTGCGCGTGAAGGGGCGCATTTTTTACGATAAGAGAGGAAGTATTAATCGCGTTAGTGCTGTTGATCTTAGCGATGTGGAACCCAAGCCCGTAGATATTAAATCCTTAAGAGAGATCAACATACTTAGTGGCAAGAGCCCCACTGAACATCTTGCAACAGCGGTCCGCTGGAATGTGGATCAACTCCATACTTATGATGGAAGCGATTTATTGGGCCTCACGATTAAACGCGCTGATGGAGCCGATCTCGAAATTTGCAAGCCGAATATGGTGGATGGAGAAAATCTCTTCAACGCGAATAGGAAGCAAGAAGAATGAGTGGTGAGCCGAAATCACAGTCGGAGAAATTTAAAGAAGCCGCCCGTGAGCTAGAGACGGATGAGAACGAAAAGGCCTTCGACAACAAGCTGCGACGAATAGCCACGCCACAACCCAAGAAGGAGAAGCCCGCCGATTGAGCGGGCTTTTTTGTATCATGAAAATTGTCTTTGAGTGCGATGCAGCCAACTATGAGCGGGCCTTACTTTCTCTTGTTCAGTCTGCCAATGCTTCGGGCAAAGTCGCTGATAGCCTTGTCGGCCTGTTCGGCTCCCCGCTTCAGACCTTTAGTCTACAATGTGATGGTTTCGCCGCAGCCGGGGCAGGTTATCTCCGGGTTAGAGTAGAGCCATCCGATGGTCTTCTTGATCTTCTGGCCGCAGCCGGGACAACTGAAGTCAACGCTGGTGTCGTCTAGAATACCCTTAGCCATTTCGCCCCCCCGTTGATACCTCGTTGAATCTATATCAAACGGTCAGGGTTTGGCAAGTATATAATCACCATTTTTTTTGGTCCCATTATGGCGATTTGTCCGATCTCAATCTGATCCTGGACCAGGCCAAGGCGGAGGTCCTGGCAGAGGCCAGCGACGACTGATCTAGCAGAGGACGTCAGATGGCATTCCCCCAAGTCGCGTCGATTACGCAGACGGCTTTTTCGTCCGGATCGACGACGCATAACGTCAACATGCCGGCGACAGTCAGCAGCGGCGACCTGCTGCTGCTGATTTTCGGGGCGCGGACCAATCCGGCGATCACCACGCCGAGCGGATACGATTTAATATCCTCCGGCCAGGCGGCGGGACCGGCGGCCGGATGTTTTTCCGGCGTATACGCCCGCATCGCCGACGGCACCGAGGGCGGCGGATCGCTCAGCGTGTCGATCAGCCTGTCGCGGCAGGCGGCGGCGCAGGTCTATCGCATCACGGGCGCCTACGCCACCACGGCGGGAGTCGAGGCTGCGTTCGCCAACGTCAGCCCGTCGAGTAATCCGAATCCACCTAATCTCGCGCCGTCGTTCGGCGGCGAGGACATATTGTGGCTGGCGGTGGCCTGCGCGGCGGATGATGACGAGGTCGCCACGGCCGCGCCCACCAACTATACCGACCTGACGCAGATCGCGTCCGGCGGCGGGGCCAATCTCGGCGTCTCGGTGATATCGGCGCGCCGCCAGCTCAACGCGGCCTCGGAGGACCCTGGCACGTTTACCCTCAACGAGGGCGGCAACAACGGCTGCTTCACAGTAGCGATCCGCCCGGCGGCGGCGGGTGGCCCGGCAAGCTACTCCGACAGCATTAGTCTGGGCCTCTCCGCCGGTGTATCCCTGGCGGGGTTGGCAGCGGCAAACGACAGCGTTCCCCTGGGGGTGACCTCCGGCCTAAGCCTGCTTTCTGTGGCGTCTGCCGGTGATGCGGTCTCCATCGGACTATCAGCCGGGTTGTCGTGCGTTGGCACGGCGGCGGCTGTTGACACGCTGGCCCTAGGATTGGCGGCGGGCATCAACAACGACAGCGTTGCGGCCGCTCTCGGGGCGATTTCCGTAGGCATTGGCCTTGGTATATCGGTTTCGGACGCGGCGCTACAGCAGTACAGCGACAGCATTGGCCTGGGTGTCGGCATCGGCATTACGGCGGCTTCCGTTGCCGCTGCTGCGGACGGCTTTACGCTGACCCTGGAGGCCGGGATATCAACGGCCGGACAGGCTGCGGCGCAGGCCACTATCAGCATCGGGATCACGCCGGACATTCTACTTGCGGCCCAGGCATCAACATTCGACGCCATTCAGATCGGCGCGGCGCTGGGAACGGCTATCGCCAGCAGTGTGGGGGGCGTCACGCCCCCGGCGCGGCGGATCATTGCAGTCCCGGCGCAGGGCCGGGCCATTCAGGTACAGATTCAAACCAGGAGAATCGTAGTATGACTACGAAAATCGGCGCGACTTTCAAACATATCTACGTTTTCACGGCCCGCGACCGCCATGGGAACCTTTTGTGGGAGGAGCGCCGCGAGAATATCACCGTCAACGTTGGCCTTGACGAAATCCTTGACAAGTTCTGGAAGGGGTCGAGCTATTCTGCTGCGCACTACGTCGGCCTGACCGGCAATACCCCTACCTTCGCCGCCGCTGACACCATGGCATCTCATTCGGGCTGGACCGAGGTGACCGCATACGACGAGGCGACCCGCGAGGCTCTAACGCTGGGCAGCGTTTCTGCGCAGTCCGTAAGTAACACGGCCTCCAAGGCGCAGTTCACAATCTCCACCAACAGCACAGCCATCGGCGGCGCGTTCGTTACAACCGACAGCACCAAGGGCGGTTCCACTGGCATTCTGATCGGCGGCGCGGCGTTGTCGGCTAACCGCACCCTTAACGACGGTGACACTTTGGACATCACTGTCACCCTCACGGCTGCGAGTGCGTAATGGGGTATTACCTCCAAGACCCTGACGAAAAGCTAGACTGGCAGCACGATTGGGATAGCTGGCTGGCGTCTGGTGATAGCATCGACACAAGGACGTGGACGATTGCCCCTACAGGCCCCACCCTGACAAACGCAACAAGTGCAGCGGTCACGGTTGAGGGCATGACATTAGGACAGACGTACCACCTGACAGAGACGGTCACCACGGCCAACGGGCTTATTGGTGACAGGACGATAACGATACGCTGTGCGGCAAGATAAGTCACGCTGGGATAGGTGGTACAAGCTGGCCCGCTGGAGACGTAAGCGACAGGCACAGCTAACAGCCGAGCCGCTATGCGCGTTCTGCCTTCAGGACAAGCGGATCACCCCGGCAACGGTAGCGGACCATGTACAGCCGCACAAAGGCGACCCCGACCTGTTCTGGCACGGCCTCCTGCAAAGCCTCTGCAAGGTTCACCACGACGCCACCAAGCAGCGCGCCGAGCGCAGGGGCTACAGCACCGCCTGTGACGCACAGGGCTGGCCTACTGACCCGAGGCACCCGGCGAACCGGAATGTGTAAGAAAATCCGACACGCCTGATCAAAGGTGTAAAGAAACCCGACGACCCCCCTATCATACCGGGGGGGGTAGGTCAAATCTCTGGGGCCTTCCGCCTCGGGGGCGGCGCGGGTCCACTCTTTTCACATCCGCAATTCAGAACATGAGGTAACAATGGCGCGGCCAAGACTGCCGAAAGCCAAGGCGGAGGTATCCGGGGCGCACTTGAAAGACCCCGGCAGATTTAAGGGCAGAGCGGTTCCGACGCGTACCCGGCCCGTCGGCGAGCCTTACAAGTCAATGACGGATTCGCAGAAGGTCGCCTGGGCGGAGTTTCAGAAAGAGTTGCCGTGGCTGAACAGTTCCCACCGGGCGCTGTTGCAAGTGGCGTGTGTGTTGCGGGCGCGGCTGAACGATGACCCTGATATGGGTGTCAACGCCATAGCGACCTATAGCGCGGTTCTGTCGAAGCTGGCGGCGACCCCGGTTGATGAAACAAAAGTGAGCGTACCTGATGGCGAGGAAGAAGACCCCGCCGCCAAGTTCTTCAATTGACCGGGTAACGGCATACGCGAACGCGGTGGTGTCTGGCGCGATTGTCGCCGGGCCGCATGTGCGGAACGCCTGCCAGCGGCACTTGCTGGACCTTGTGGAAGGCCCCAAGCGCGGGCTGGAATTTAAGCCGGAAGAAGCCGAGCACGTCTTTGAGTTTTTCGAGACGGTACTGTTTCTGTCAGAAGGCCAGTTTGACGGCAAGCCGTTCGAGCTTCACCCGTCGCAGGCGTTCATAGTCGGTTCGCTGTTCGGATGGTTCATGGCGGACGGTAGTCGAAGGTTTCGGCGGGCGTACATTGAACAGGGCAAGGGCAACGGTAAATCCCCACTCGCTGGCGGGATAGGTCTTTACGGCCTTGTGGCCGATGGCGAGGCGGGGGCGCAAGTGTACTCCGCCGCATCCAAACGTGAACAGGCGAACATTCTTTTTGCCGATGCCGTGAAGATGGTCCGGCAGTCACCGGCGCTTCTGGCGAACCTGGATTTCTCCGGGGGCGAGGGCCGGGAATACAACATAGCCTATCACCGGAAGGCTTCGTTCTTCCGGCCAGTGTCGAAGGATACCGGCAAGACGGGATCGGGGCCGCGTCCTTACTTCGTTCTGGCAGACGAAATTCACGAAATGCCGGATCGGAAGATTCTGGAAATGCTGGAGCGGGGCTTCAAGTTCCGCCGCAATCCGTTGCTGTTCATGATTACGAACAGCGGCACGGACAGGACTTCGGTTTGTTGGGAAGAACACGTCCACGCCATCCGCGTGGCGGCGGGCAACCACGATGCGGAGACAGACCCGACGTTTTTGGGGAATGTCATTGACGACCGGACATTTTCGTATGTCTGTGCGCTTGACGAGGGGGATGATCCCCTAGAAGACCCGAGTTGCTGGGTGAAGGCTAACCCGCTCCTGGGCATCACAATCACGCCGGGTTATCTGGCGGACGTGGTGGCGCAGGGCAAGAACATTCCCGGCCAGTTAAACGGGATTCTTCGGCTTCACTTCTGCATCTGGACGGATGCCGAGACGGCCTGGATGACGCGGGCGACGTTGGAGCCTTGCTTGAAGGATTTTGACCCGGCGGAACACAAAGGCAAGCCGGTTTATCTGGGGCTTGACCTGTCCCAGAACAAGGACATTACAGCGCTGGCTGCGGTTGTGCAGACCGGCGAGCGTGACGGGAAACCGACATATGACGCCTGGATTGAGGCGTGGACGCCGGGGGATACCTTAGCGGCGCGGGCGCTGAAAGATCAGCAGCCCTACGATGTGTGGGTTAAGCAAGGTTTTCTGAACGCGCCCAAGGGCCGGAACATCAGTTATCGCCATGTCGCCCAGGCGGTGGCGGAGTTTACGCACGATTTTGAGGTCAAGCTGGTTGCATACGACCGCTATGCCTTCAAGAAATTTGAAGAAGAAACGGCGGAATTAGGTCTATCGGTTGAGTTTGTCGAGCACCCCCAGGGGGGGACGAAGCGCGGCAAGCCAGCGGAATCCATGAAAGAGGCGGCGAAGCACACGGACAAAGAGGCCGAAGGTCTCTGGATGCCGGGCAGCGTGCGCATTCTGGAAGAACTGCTCTTGGAGCGCCGAATACGGCTGCGGAATAACCCTGTTTTAGTGTCGGCGATGATGTCGGCGGTTACGGATGAAGACCGCTGGGGCAACTACTGGCTGGCGAAGGACCGGGCGGCGGCGAAGATTGACGCGGCGGTGGCGCTTTGCATGGCTGTGGGGGCCGCGGCAACGGGCGCGCAACAGACAAAATCATTCTGGGAAGTATAAATGGGATTCTGGAGCCGCCTATTGGGCCGCGAGGTTAAGAACTTCACGGCCTACGACGTATTCAGGGAGCTGGGAATCCCCACGCGCAACCTGTCGCGGATGCCGAAGGACGATATCCAGACGCTTGAAAGCGTGGCGGTGCTGTGCGCCTGCCGGGTTCTGGCCGAGGGTGTTGCTCAAGTCCCCTGGAAGGTGTTCAGAACAACGGCGGACGGGCGGCAACCGGCGACGGATCACCGGCTTTATGACCTCCTGTCCTGGCGTCCGAACGAGTTCCAAACGAGTTTTGCCTTTCGTGAAACGCTGATGTTTCACCTGGTTTTGACCGGAAATGCCTATGTTTTTCTGGATCGTGTCGGAAACCGTCGCGAAATTAATGCGTTGTTGCCGATTGAGCCGGGGCGTGTGCGTCCGAAGTACGTCGATGGCGCGGTGCGTTATGACGTGATGGACTATCAGCGGCAGGAAATCCGTCAGGTGCCCGCCGAACTGATCTGGCACATTCGCGGGCCAGCATGGTCCCCCTGGGTGGGCATGTCTGCCACGAAGATGGTGGCGAAAAGCCTGCAACTGAGCGAGTCCATTGAAGACACGCAATACGATCACTTCGAGAACGGCGCGAAAGTGTCGGGCGTGTACTCGGTGGACGGCAAATTAAGCCCGGAACAGTACGAAAAGCTGGTGAAATGGCTTGAAGACGCCACGAAAAACGCCAAGCCGTTGGTGATTGATAACGGCGCAAAATGGCTGCAACAGGCCATGACGGCTGTGGATTCACAGCTAATCGAGACGCGAAAGTACCAATTAGAGGAAATCGGACGGGCGTTTCGCGTCCTGCCGATCATGTTGATGCATTCCGACAAGACCGCGACGTATGCGAGCGCTGAGCAGATGTTCATCGCGCACGTCGTGCACACCTTGTCCCCCTGGTACGAGCGGCTTGAGCAATCTGCTGACGTGAATCTGCTGACGCGGGACGAGAGGGCGGCGGGACATTACACGAAATTCATTCCCAATGGACTGATGCGGGGGGCTTCGAAGGACCGGGCCGAGTTTTACGCCAAAGCGCTGGGCTCTGGCGGCTCCCCGGCGTGGATGACGCAGAACGAAGTGCGCGAGGCAGAGGACATGAACCGACTGCCGGACGCTGACGAACTCTTCATGGGGGCTACACAAGGAAACGCTGATGCTGGTGGAAAAGCTACGGACGGGGTTTGAGGTCAAAGACCTCGACGAAAAGGCGGGCTCCGTCGTCGGCTACGGCTCTGTATTTGGCAACGTTGACCACGGCGGCGATGTCGTGGCTCAAAAGGCGTTTTCGGAATCGCTGAAGACCAGGACACCTAAGTTTCTGTTGCACCATGACCCGGAAAAAATCCTTGGCGTCATTTCATCGGCCAAAGAAGACGACAACGGCCTGCTGATTGAGGCGAAGTTCAATCTTGAGAAGCAGATGTCCCGAGACGCGTTTTCCGACGCGAAAATGGGCGCTTTGGACGGTCTTTCCATAGGATATCGGGCCGTAGACGCCAAAAGAGACGAAAAAACGGGGATTAGGACCATCAAAAAGGCCGATCTTTTCGAGGTCAGCCTTGTCACGTTCCCAATGAATGAGCGCGCCCGCTTGACTTCCTTGAAGTCCATGGCGGCGCAAATCACCACCATTCGAGAGTTTGAAGACTTCCTACGGGATGTAGGCGGCTTCTCTCTCCAATCCGCCAAGGCCATTGCGGCTGGCGGCTTCAAGGCAACCGATCTGCGGGATGTAGCGGACGCCGAAACTATGGCGCTTAGAGCGCTAACACGTTCACTCAACCTTAAAGGATAGTCACATGACCATCGAACGCAAAAGCCTGGAGGGCGCTGACCTCTCGGCAGAGGCGAAGGCTGCCTTAGAAGCCGTACGAAAGGGCTTTGAAGACCTCAAAGCCAAGAACGACCAACTGGAAGTCGAGATCAAGAAGGGCAAGGAAGACGCCCTGACCAAACAGGAACTCGACAAGATCAACAGCGACATCACCGTGAAGCTGGACGCCCTGAAGTCTCAACTTCAGAAGGAAGAGGATGAGCGGAAGGGCCTGGAATCCCGCATGAACAAGCGGGGCGTCATGTCCGAAGCTGATGCGGGCTCTGAAAAGAAAGTGGCGGCCTTCAAGCGCACCATCGGCGCTTACCGGCGCGGTGTTGTGTCTTTCGGCCTGGACGATCTGGCCGCCTACAAGTCCGGTGTTGAGAAGTTCCTGCGCCGCGACGAGAGCTTCAGTGATGCCGAACGCAAGGCGATGAGCGTAGGCTCTGACCCTTCCGGTGGGTACTTTGTGACCCCGGACGCTTCCGGCGGTATCGAGAAGTTCATTCACGAGAGCTCCGCCATGCGTGCGGTTGCGGATGTGCGTAGCATCGGCACCGACGCACTTGAGGGCAAGTACAAGCTGGGCAAGCCGTCGGCTGCCTGGGTTGGTGAGGTCGGCACTCGTGCAGAGACCGATACCCCGACCTATGGAGTGTGGCGGATTCCGGTTCACGAGCTATATGCTTGGCCTGAAATCAGCCTGAAAATGCTGGAAGACGCCGGCATGGACGCGGAAGCTGAGCTGGCCGCCGATGTGTCGGATGAGTTTTCTCGCAAAGAGGAAACCGCGTTCTTCACAGGCACCGGCGTTGGTCAGCCCCGTGGCATCCTGACCTACACGGCGGGCACCCCGGCCAGCACTTCGGTGGCGGCTTACGAGGTGATCCGTCAAACCGGCACGGGCGTTTCTGGTGACTTCGCCGCCTCCAACAAGGGCGACATTTTCCACACCGTGATCGGCCAGACGAAACAGGCGTTCTTGGCCAATGCGCGGTGGATGATGAACCGCACCACGTTGGCGACCACCCGCAAGATAAAGGACGGCGACGGCACTTACTTGTGGGAAAAGTCCTTCCAGGCCAATCAACCATTCGTGTTGCTGGGGTATCCGGTGACGCTGGCTGAGGACATGCCCGCCATCGGCTCTAACAGCCTTTCCATTGGGTTCGGTGACTTCCGCCGCGCCTACAAGGTTGTGGACCGCATGGGCATTTCCGTCCTGGTCGATCCCTACACCTCAACGACTGGTTTCGTGAAGTACAAGACCCGCAAGCGTGTTGGCGGCGCGGTCGTGAACTTCGAAGCCGTTCAGTTGATCAAATTCGGCTAAGGAGAGCTCACATGCCTAATCGTGAATTGCACAGCAACATCAAAGTCGTTCAGCTTCTTGCTCCGATTGTCGGGAACAACGACACCGAGGGCACGCCCACGAACGGCCTGGATACCCGTGGTTTTGACAGCGCCGAGCTGGTAGCCCTGCTTGGGGACTCCGGCGACACCCTGTCGGGTTCCGTCAAAGTCGACATCGTTCTCGAAGACAGTGACGATGACGTGACTTATGCCCCGGTGACTGCCGCGTCTTCCGTCCGCTACGCCTCTGATGGCGTCGCGGCGGCCCCTGACTCGAACGGCATCATCGCCACTATCGACGCGGCTGCGGAAGATACCCGGAAAATCCGCGTTGGATACATGGGGACGAAGCGGTACGTCCGGTTGAAGTTTGACTTCACCGGCACGCACACCAACGGCATTCCCATTGCCATGCTGGGCATCCTGGGTCACGGAAGCAAGCCCACCAACGGCTAGTCTGAATGAAATCGGGGCGGTCTTTCGGGGCCGCCCCTTTTCTATGGAGTTTTCATGACCGTCGTTATCCAGAAGTCACTCAGATTCTATTACGACGGGTACCGCCCTGTTGATGTGGCGGAAAATACCGAACTGCCGGACAGCGATCAATGTGCGCAGCACGCGCTGGCGCACGGTTTCGGCGTGATCAAGGCAGAAAACAAAAATTCTGGCCCCGCACCAGAGAATAAGCGCAGGAAGAAATGACCTTATCGCTGGTTTCTGGGCCTTCCGTAGAGCCTGTTTCGCTCTCAGAAGTCAAAAATTACCTGAAAATCGACGATGATTTGACGGAAGATGACGCGCTTTTAGCGGGCTTGGTTGCTGTTGCAAGGCACCATTTGGACGGGTTTTCGGGCGTTTTGGGGCGCTGTTTGGTGTCACAAACCTGGAAATTGTCGCTTCCTGACTTCAAAAGCGTCATCAAATTGCCGCTTCCACCGCTGCAATCGGTCACGCACGTCAAGTATTACGACACCGGCGGCAATCTCGACACGGTTTCAGCCTCGATTTACGAGGTTATCACCGGCGGCACGTCTGGCGGGTACGTTCACCTGCTTGGTGATCAGACTTGGCCCACCGACGTTGATACGGATAGGGCAGAGCCGGTCGAAATCACGTTTGTGGCGGGCTATGGAAGCTCTTGGAATGACGTTCCCGAGCCGCTGCGGCTTGCCATCTGCGGCTTGGTGGCGCACTGGCACCTGAACCGCGAGCCGGTCGGTGAAAGCATGGGAATGATCCCCATGCACATCAATTCCCTGATCGACCAGTACCGGGTCAAACATGCTTGGTAGCCTGCGCGAGCGCGTGACCATTCAGACATTCACGGACACCTCAGACGGCGGCGGCGGGTCTACCCGTGCCTGGGCCAATCTGGCCACCGTGTGGGCGAATGTAAAGCCCGTGAAGGGCCGCGAGACACAGGACACCGGGCGGCTGGCGAGCCTACAAACGTATCTGGTGACGATCCGCTACCGGACGGGCTTTGACACCACGGCGCGGCTGCTGTGGGGATCGAAGTATCTCAACATCCGCAGCCTGGAAAACCGGGACGAACGCAAAGAGTTCTGGACCATGGAGTGTCAAGAGGGCGTGAACAATGGCTAGGCGTTCGCGGGTTGCCGGCGCTCAATCGTTGCGCCGGAAGCTCAAGCGGATGCCCGACCATATCAAACGCCCCGTCCAGGACGCGATCTATTACGGGGCTGAAACGATTTACGCCGACGCTTACGCCGAAGCGCCTGTCGGCCCCACCGGGAACCTCAAGGAAGCGCTGCACAGGCGCATTTCCGGCGACAAATTGAGCGCCGTCGTGGGTTACTGGAAAAAAGGCAACATCCGCAAGTGGAAGAAGGCGGGCTGGCGGGCGCATTTCATTGAATTTGGCACGGTTCAGCACCCGTCGCAGCCGTTCCTTGGTCCCGCTGCATTGCGGAACTTCCCGCGTGTGGTTCAGTCAATCAAGAGCGCTGTCAATCGGGCGTTAGATAGGGCTTCAAATCTGTGAGCGACGCCTGGCAGGTTCAGAAAGCGATATTCACGGCGCTTTCTGGCAACAGCACACTCATGACCGCGATTGGCAGCCGACTTAAGGACCGCCCAAGCCAAGATTACGCGCTGCCTTACGTCCATATCGGTGAAATCATCGTTCTGGACTGGGGCTCAAAGACGTTCGTGGGCGGGGACCACCGGATCATGATTCACGTTTGGTCAAAGTCCCCTGGGAAGAAGGAAGCCTGGGACATTATCGACATGATCCGCACCGCCTTGCATCAGCAAGACCTCGCCTTGACGGGTCATACGTTGGTTTTGATGCGGCATGAAAGCAGCCGCGTTTTTATGGATGAGGACGGCGTGACCATTCACGGCGTCACCGAGTTTCGGGCGATAACCCAAGCTACATGATAGCGGCGATATTGGGCGGCGGGCCGAGTCTGGTTGAACAGCTTCGGCAGGTGCCGCCATGCGCTCATTTGTACGGTATCAACCACCACGCCAGCCAATTGGTGGACTGTGATTTCATCGTCTTTAACGACGAGCGCACATGGGATTTAGTTAAGCACTTCCCCGGCAAGAAGATCAGCCGTTGGCGCAACAAGTCGGACATTTATTGGGATAGCCCGCAAGGGCAGATCAGCGGCGTTTGTGCGCTTCGGTACTGCCTGACGCAAAACTACACCGCCATCCTTCTGGCGGGATTTGATTGCTACCAGAAGGACGAATACTGCCACGCGCCCGGCGTTCCCACGGGGGCAAGCGGGGCGAAAAAGACACTCAAAGAACAGCTTTCGAAGTGGACGCCTAGAGACCCGCGTATTCACGCGCTCGGTGGCCCCCTGACTGAAATCTACAACCTTCCGCCTGACAAGTTCGAGCCGGAATTTCTGACCGTCGAAATTGTGAAGGCCCAAACCGTCCGATTGGACAAAGACCGGCACGTCAACTTCGTACCCGGCATCCAAACCCTGAAACTTGAACTGGCTAAAGCCGCGATTTCTGCGGGCATCACAAAGGAGACTGTAAATGGCTGTTGAGGGCGGCATTAAAGTGCTGTTGAAGGTCGGCAATGGCGCGACCTCTGAAACGTTCACGACCCTCGCGGGTCAGAAAATGACCACTTTTGGCGGTTCCACCAACGTGGCGGACACCACGGACAAATCGAATAGCGGTTGGCAGACGGGCCTTGCTACCACGATTTCCGGCAACGTGTCTTGTAGCGGTAACGCAACGTGGGACGCAACATTGGAGCGTGTCCGCACCTCCTGGCACGCCCGCACCACGTTGAACTGTGAATTGATACTGAATGACAACGGCGACAAATACGCCGGTCCCTTCTATGTGACATCGTTCCAGATTGACGGCGAAGTCAACGACGCCACTCAGTACAGCATTGAGTTGCAGCCCGCTGCTGCTCTGACCTACACGGCGGCCACCTAATGAACGCACGCGGGGAGATTGAGTTAGCGCTTGGGGAGAAGAAATATACCCTTGCGCTTGAGTACGCGGCCATAAAGAAGATAGAGCGCGAGGCTGGTGGGTTGATTTCACTTGCCCGCGCCCTTCCTTCCGGCGACGTGACGCTTGATCAGGTAGTGTCGATCATTCGGCACGCCAGCGGCACAAGCGACAGCGAAGAAACCGTGGGGAACGCGGTGCTGTCTGCTGGCATGTTGGCGGCACTGAATCCTATCAGCGATTTTGTTACGCTCGCCATTGCCGGTGGTATGCCAGTTGATGGCGAGGGTAAAAAAAAGCCCACGAAATAACCCACTACCCGCTGCGTGACCACATGAAGATTGCCCTTGGCGTTCTGCGCTGGGGGCCATCTGAATTTTGGTCAGCCACCCCGCACGAACTCATGGCGGGGCTTGAGGGGTATCTGGAATCAAAGGGCGTCAAAACGCCGTCCCAGAAAAAAGCCGAGGAAGATGATTACACGTCATGGGCTGCCAGAGTAGAGGCGGCGGAAAAGGCACGCGGTAGGTAATGTCAGAAACGCTCCAAACGCTGCTTGTCAAAATTGAAGCGACCACCGAGCAGGCGCGCCGTGAAATTGAGAAGCTCGAAAAGGGCGTTGACCGCTCTACCCGGACCATTGAAACCCGCACGAAGCGGATAGACGCAGCCTTTGCCAGCATGGGCAAGCGGATGGCGGCGGCGGCGATAGCGTTCGCAACGGCCAAGCTGACCACGGACCTTGTTAAAACCTCTGCCGCGCTGCAAGACATCAACACCCGGTACCTGACCCTGACCGGGACACAGGCTGAGGCCAACCGGGAACTTGAATACGCCTCGGCAACCGCCGAGCGGATGAATAGCGACATTCTGACGCTCAGCGACTCCTACGCCAAGCTGATTCCTTTTGTGAAGGCTGGGACGCTTTCACAACAGGAAGCCCGCAAGGTATTCGAGGGCATGATTAATGCCGGAAAGGCTTTGGGCGCCAATAATGTGCAGTTGGGGCAGTCGTTCTTTGGTTTGGCGCAGGGCATTACTTCCCCAGTCCTTCAGGCGCAGGAACTCAACCAGGTCATGGAGCCGCTGCCGGGCTTGCTCCAAGCCATGGACCGGGCGCTGGCGAAGTCCAACCCCGAATTACTCAAGACCGCTGGCAGCTTCAGGAACTTGGTGAAGGACGGCGAGGTTACGTCCCGGTTCTTCCTGGAAACCTTGATTGTCGCGTTGCAGGAGTTTGACGGCGCGGCGGAGCGGACCAAGAACAACACGTCCGCCGCCTTCACTCGCCTGGGGAATGCCTGGACGAAACTCGTTGGTGCCCTAAACACGCCCATTAAGGGCACCGCAAACGCGGCGCTAAACTCGCTCGCGTACGTCCTGGACGGATTGGCCAAGGTCGCCGAGCAGATGGGGGACCAATGGGTCATCGCATTCAGCGATGACGCGAATGCCCGCGTCAGCGCCCTTGATGATGAGATCAAGCGGACGGAAGGCGACCTAGCGACACTCAGTAGGCAGATGGCGGCCAACCCCACCGCCGCCCGCTCTATGGAGGGGCAGGTGCGCTCGTTAGAGCAGCGTCTTGTCCGCCTGCGCGCTGAGCTTCGTGCAACCCTGGCGGTTGTTGCTAGGGAGCAGGGCGGCAGCGTCACAATGAAAATGCCGCCCGCCCCCCCAGCACCTCCTTCCGAGTTCCCCGGCGGCAGCGACCGCAAGGAGCCGCTATTTGGCCACATCAGGCCTGGCGGCTCTGACGACAGGATCAACGCCTGGCATGCCTGGGAGGCTTCTGTGGCGCAGTCTTCACAGAGGGTGGCGGACACCCTTCGCCGTTTGGAGTTTGATGCCAAGAAGGCCATGGGCGGCATCGGCGGTGCCATTAGCACGGACCTTGTGTACGACATCGAGTTGTTGGAGCGCGAACTGACCGACCTGAACGCCAGTCAGGTACAGATATGGGAAGCGACATCCAATCTCATGTTGGAGCGTTCGCGGACCATGAAGGAAGCGCTCGACAACCTGGCCGAGAAAACAGACGAGAACGACGTGGCGTGGAATAACTGGCTTCACAACGTTTCGGATGGATTCGCAGACGCCATCCTGAAGGCGGAGAGTTTGGGCGACGTACTCAAGGGGCTGTTGGTGCAGTTGGCCAAGGCCGAATTGTCCAATCTGTTCTTTAGTGCGCTTGGCGGGCAGGGCAAGACCGGCTCCATTGTCGCCGTGGCGGGCAAACTCCTGGGCTTTGCTGATGGGGGTATCCCCCCGGTGGGCGTCCCGTCCATTGTGGGCGAACGCGGGCCGGAGTTGTTTGTTCCCAGCACTAAGGGCCGGATTGTCCCCAATCATGCGTTGGGCGGGCAGAACATCAGTGTATCCGTGAACGTAGCTCCCAACTTCGCAGGAAACGCGGCAACCCGGCAGGAAGTCTTACAGATTGCTGCGATGACGAAACAAGCCGCCATGGATGGCGTAGCGCAAGCGATCCGGCGCGGCGGCTCTTATGCGCAAGCGGTGCGGGGCAGATAAATGACTGACTACACATGGCCCTCGACAATTTACCCAACTGACAACACATTTTACCTGCAACAGAACACCGCCCGCTTTCAGAGCGAGTTCACCCGGCAGCAGCAGAACTATCAGCTCTCCGCGCCGCGCTGGGTGTGCCAAGCGACATTTTCGCCATTGCACGGACAAAAGCAGGGCGAAATGGACGCGCTGATTGCCAAGCTGAAGGGCGGGGTGAACCGTGTCCAGATATACGATTGGCGGCGGCCCAGCCCACTGGGGGCGTGGACATCTCATAACGACTATGCGGCGACAGTTCCCGCGACAGATTTCACGGACGGCACAGATTTCACGGACGGCACTCACTTCGTGGTGGAAGGGCGCGGGGAGCCGCGCTTCTCTGCTGCATCTCGAGGCGCGGAGGTGGTGGCTGTGCGGGGGTTTTCGCCTGAAGGAATACAGGCCCGCCCCGGCGATTATATCGGCATGGGCGACGGCCGTATTCACATGGTGACGGAAGCCTTCACGCCCGATGAACAGGGCGAGGGGACGCTTTATTTCACGCCCCCGCTGGCGTCGGACGTGCCCGCTGACGAGTTTGTTTTCCAGCAGGTTTCCGGCTGGTTCCGGCTGGTGTCTGATGATGCGGGCATGAATCCCACAACGGTGACCTTTCTGTCGTCTTACACCCTGGATTTTGTGGAAGACCTATGAGGGATTTGGATGCTGCTCTTTCGACAGAAATAGAGCAGCCGGTCCTTAGGCCCTTCTACGCCGTGGCCATTGATTTACCGGACCCCGCTTATGCGTGGAGCGGCATTGGCGAGATCATGTTCGACAGCAAGACATTTCTTGGTGTGGGCAGCTTGGGCGGGATCAGCGGCGCGGCGGAACAGTCGGACGGCACGGCATCGGGGTTAGGGTTGACCCTTTCAGGCATTGATCCGGACTTCACCACATATCTTATTGAGCAGCCCTATCGCGGGGCGCGGGTGGACTTGTACATCGGCGCGTTGGATGAAGGCTTTGCAAACGTGGTGGCCTGGAAGCGCCATTCAGTGTGGCGGATCAACCGCGTGTCGGTGGTGGACGGCGCGGACACATCCAAAATCTCCGTTGAATGTGAAACCGCCTTTCTGGATCAGACGCGGGCACGGGTGCGGCGGTTCACGGACGAAGAACAGCAACGCCGATACGCGGGCGACAAATTTTTTGAGTACATGGCGGCCATGCAGGAGGTCCGAATTATATGGGGACCGGAAGGCTAGACGGCTGGGAAATGCGGCTCACTCGCACCATCAATGCCTGGCGGCGTCGTCCATTTACATGGGAAAACAACTGCGCCTTTTTCGTGGGTGATTGCGTTCTTTCTATCACCGGCCGTGACCCGGTGGCGGACCTGCGCGGCAACATCACGCGGGCGCGGGATTGGGTGCGGTCGTTGAAAGAACAAGGCGGGTTCCTGGCGGCCATGGATGCGCGGCTGGGGGCGCGTATCGAAGTGAGCGCGGCGGGCATGGGAGATGTGGTGGCGCACCGGGACCGGGGTTATGCCGCCGGGGTGCACATTGGTCAGAACGCTGCATTCCTGACCGGCGATGGCGTGGGCTTCCTGCCCCTAACAGATTGCCATATGGCGTGGGTGGTGGGACGTGGGTAAGGTTTTGAAGGCGGCAGCAATTGGCGCTGTCGTCGGTGCGGTAGCAATAGGCACGGGCGGGTTTGGTGCGGGGGTATTCAGTGGTTTTTCCCTGACTACGGGCTCCGCTTTCGTTGGCGTAACAGGCATAGGCATTACTGCGGCGACTGCCGGTGGCATTGCTGGTGGGTTGTTGGGGGCCGCGCTCTCGGTGGCGGGAGGCATTCTTGCTCCTGGCTTGCCCAGCGTAAAACAACCGGGGGCTGGTGTAGCTGCCAACTCCATTCAGCCCATCGCCAACGCGCCGCTTGTCTATGGACGGGCGCGGGTGGGCGGGCCGTTTGCATTTTACCACGCCCGCCAAGTGACGGAAGGCGACACGCCGGTTGACTACCGCTATTTCGTGGTAACGCTGGCCGCGCATGAAATTGATGCCATTGAAGAAATCTGGCTCAACGATTCCGCCGTTACACTTGACGGCAGCCAGATGGTAACGACCGGCGATTACGCAAGCAACTGCTGGATTTGGCCGCAGACGGGCACGGAAAGCGACGCGCCGCCGTCAGTATTCACGAGCGAAACCAACAGCCGGTGGACATCCAGCCATCAAGGCAAGGGTATCGCCAAGCTTTATGTGAAATTCAAGCTCACGGAAGACATTATCAAGCAGGGCATACCCCGCATGACGGCGGTGATCCGGGGCAAGAAAGTCTACGATCCAGACACCGATACAACCGCTTACTCAAACAACGCCATCCTGTGCGCCTATGACTACCACATCACGCCCCGAGTGGATGGCGGGTTCGGGCTGGACGAGGAGGCGGTGGATTGGGATTTCGTATCCGAACAAGCGGCAGTGTGTGATGAAAGCGTCACCACACTAGCCGGATCGGAAAACCGTTATTGCATCGACGGCGTGATTGATACTGGGGCGGGCGCTGATACCATTCGCGCCGCCATGCTGTTGGCCATGGCCGCCGATTATACCTTCGTGGGCGGTGAGTTGAAAATCTACCCTGGCAAGTTTCGCACCGTAACCGGGACGGTGGCAGAGGGCGATTTCATCGGCCCGGTAAAATACGACCCGCTTGCGGATGACAGCAACCGCATGGACGGTGTTCGCGGGGTTTTCATTTCTGAGGACAACAAGTGGCAGCCGGTAGAGTTTCCGGTGGTGGGCGATGCGGAAACGAATGACCGGGTGATGGACCTGGAGTTTCCGTTCACGAAATCCGGCGCGGCGGTCCAAAGAATATCCAAAATCATACTGCTGAAAACCCAGGCGCAGCGGGCGCTATCCATGCCGCTGAGCTTGACGGGCCTGAAGTGGGAGGCTCTTGATAATATCACCGTGCGGCACCCCCGCCATGCCCATATCAGCAACCTGACGTGGCAGGTCACCAACTGGGCAATCGGCTCTGACTTTTCCGTCCAAGTTCAGGCGCGGGAAGAAAATCCCGAAATGTATGAGTGGGACGTTTCCGAAGAACAGGAAGTGAAGGCCGCGGCGCTGGACCTTCAGGAGCCGGACATAGGTGCTATCGGTGCGCCCGGCGCACCAACACTTCTAACCGCGAACGCCGTCTCTGCCTCACAGATTGATATTCAGTTCACCATGCCCGCCAGCTTTTCCACCGGCTGGCTTCTGTACCGCAACACCACGTCTGATCTGGCTGCTGCCGCATTCATTGCCAGCGGTTCGGCCTCACCATCCCAGGTGGTGAATTACAGCAACACCGGGCTGACAACGGCAACGACTTATTACTACTGGGTTCGCGCCATGAATTTTACCGGCTTCACCGGGAACTATTCCGCCGCCACCGGCCCGGCTTCCGATACAACTTTATGAGGGGTTGAATGACTTCCATCACGGACATACTTGTTGACGGCCAGGATGTGGACAAGGCTGAACTGCGCACCTATTTTAAGGCTCGTGAGGGCTGGCGCGTGGCCACGGCGGAGGCGTTGGGCTTCAAAACCGATGGCAGCCTGAATGACACGGCTATGACGAATTTCCTGGCATCTAACTATCAGGAGGTTGTGTTTCAGTCCGGCGCTACATACACCTTCGGTGCGCGGATCAACATCACTGTGAATAACAAACGGCTGCGGGCGGACGGCCCGGACTACGCCTATTTTGATTTCCCCGGCGTGCTGGGTGTTTCGTCTGGAACCGCCCATCTTATCTACGGCACAGGCCGCAGCAACGTGTCGCTGGAGGGCATCTCTGCCGCCGGAGATGCTACGTCCTTCACCAACAACGGCTTTGACACCTATGGCATATTGTTTACGTCATCCAGCAATATCCATCTGAAGCGCGTGCGCGCCACGGGTGTAGAAAACGGCGTGATATTCGGTTCCGGCATGTCAGACAGCAGCATGGAGGATGTGGTTGGATATAACTGCTATTGTCATTCAGTCGGGTCGTGGGGCACCAGTGGAAACCCCAACCGCCGCCTGACCCTGAAGAACCTGCGCGGCTATTCCAACCAATCTGTTGAACATTTAGCGCCCGTGTCGGGTGTTTATGTTGAGGAAACCTACGATTCCCACCTGGAAAACCTGACCGGGTATAACTGCAACGTCGGCGTGCGGATTGAAAATTCCTGCGACAACACCATCATCGGCGTCCAGGGCTATGACAATTGGGCGTGCGGCGCGGAAATATATAACGTGGCTCAGCGCAATGTCGTCACCGGCGTGCGGGTGTGGAACAATAATCGCGGCAATCGGGATGCCCTTGACACGACGACGCGAGGCAACGACAACACCAAGTTTTCGGGCCTCAATATCGAGGGCACATCTGACAATAATGTGGTTTGCGGCGTGGTGGCGTTCCAGACCAAAGCTACCATCGTGCCGTTCAATTCCGGCAGCGCGGAGCCGTGGCTGGGAAGTATGCTTCAAGGTGCTACCAGCAACAAGTTGGGCCGTGTAAGACGTATCGTTGTCACCAGCGGGACATGGGGCGGTGGCGATGCGGCTGGCTTCTTCCATCTGGTGGAAAATGATGGCGCGTTCAATGGCAGCGAAATCATCAAAAACGTAACCACCCGCGTGCCGTATAATTCCGGCAGCGATAAACCCAGAGCAGGAGATACGTTGACTGGGGCCACCAGCGGCGCTACCGGCGTGGTGCTGTGGGTGTCACAGCAATCGGGCGCGGCGGGTGATTGGTCGCTGGGCAACAGCGACGGGTATATCTACCTGACCGGCGTCAGCGGCACCTTCAACGCGGCAGAAAACCTCAACAACACCACTCTGTCCCAAAACAACATCGCCACCACCAACGGAGCCGCCACGGCTGCCGCGGCCGACATTGCCACCACCAACGGGGCCACCACCCTGGGGCGCGCCAATGGCGACGGCACCTATGGCCGGGGCTTCCAGAAATACGGCATCGGCGTCAACGTCCGCAACCTTCCGACAGTGAACGATGGCGACAGCTATAACGTTTTTAGCGGTGTGCAATGCTTCAACAACGACGTGGCCCAGATTAGCGACCGGGGATACATGAATGTGTTCGAGGCGGTGAATGAATATAACGTCAGCTTGATCAGGAGCGCCTAAATGACATTACGAACGCCCCCGCCTGCTTTTCAAATTTGGTGCCCGCAGGTTATTGACCTGTCCGGCTCCGCCGTGACGTATGATTTTCCAATTGCTCCGGCGGCCCTGCCGCTGGCCTGGGGCAATCGCAGCAGCACTTGCGTGCTGATCATCAAAGAACTTTTGGTGTTGTACACCGAGGGCACAGCCGCAGCGGGCACCAACAATATTCTGATCGGCAGTGAAGACGACAACGACTACCACCACACGATTAGCACTTTGAACAGCAAGTCGGTGGGGGACTTGACCATCATCAACCAATCGTCTTTTGCGGGAGAGTCCAGGGTATTTAACACCGAGAACACCCTGCGCGTGCACTGCATCGGCGGGCTGGGCGCGGCTGGCGAAATCCGCGTCGGCATGACAGTGGTGGCGGATTATAGCCAGTGGAAGAACTTTGATCAAACAGCCTAGCCCTGGGAGATGGCATGGATGAGTGAGGCGGACATAATTGGCGGCTTGGTTGTGACGTTCCTGTCCGGGGTGGCGATGTGGTTCTGGAGGCGCTTGTTTGGCGTAGAGTCCAAGTTGCAACAACACGAGAAGCACGTTGCAGAGCGCTACATGCCCAAAGAGGACATCTTGCGGGACATGTCGGAGATCAAGGCGGACCACAAAGAGGCCATCAAAACCATCAAGACTGACGTGGCGGCGGGGTTTTCCAAGATCGAAGACCACCTGACGCGCATAGAAGAAAAGCTGGACAAAAAAGCGGACAAATAGCGTCCAGTTTAATCCCTGAGATTAAAGCAGCCGGAGAGTCATTTGACAACTGACCGGATGCGGGCGGCCCTTGAGGCCTGCCTGATTGACGGCATGTCGCAGCGTGCGGCGGCCGTCAAATACGACGTTCCCAGGTCGAGCTTGGGCGACAAGGCCCGCCTGGTCATGGCGGACGCTCGGAAGCGCCTGCGGAACGATGCCGGAACGGTTGTTGACGACCCGGTTGACACATACAAATCCATCCTGTTTGTTTCGGACTTGCACGCGCCCTACCACCACCCCGACGCGCTGCGGTTCCTGGCTGCTGTGGCGGGTAAGTACAGGCCCGACCGGGTGGTGCTGAGTGGGGACGAGCTAGACTACCACGCCATGAGCTTCCACGATAGCGACCCGGATTTAGACGCAGCGGGTGCCGAGCTACAGAAGGGCCGGACGTTCATGGCGGAATTGGCCGCCCTGTTCCCCGTTGCCGACGTTCTGGACAGCAATCACGGGTCCATGGCGTACCGGAGAGCGAAGGCACACGGGATACCGAGACACTTAATTCTTGACTACAAATCGGCGATATTCGGCGACAAGCTGGACGACGGCAGCGTTAAACTTTCTACGGGACATGGCTGGCACTGGTATCCCGATCTGATATTACAAACCCCGCATGCCCCCGTGTATTTTCACCACGGCAAGAAAATGCGGGTGGAATCCAACGTCCTGGATGACCGCATGTGCTTTGTCCAGGGCCACCACCATTCGCGGGCGGAAATTATCTATGTGTCAACGCCCAATGTCTTGTTGTGGGGCATGACGGCGGGATGCCTGATTGACACGAAATCACTGGCGTTTGCCTATAACCGATACGACGCGAAACGCCCCATTATATCGGTGGGCGTGATAATCGACGGCTGGCCCAAATTGGTGCCCATGCCGCTGGACAGAAACGGTAACTGGACGGGGATTGTTCCTTGAGTGGAATCAAGCACGATGACGGCAAGGTGCAGTTAAGCCTGCTGCCGTATGGCCCGCTATGCGACGTAGCGCGGGTGCTGGAATTTGGGGCGCAGAAGTATGCCAAAAACAACTGGCGAGGCGGAATGGCTTGGAGCCGAATGTACGATGCCGCCCTACGTCATATTCTGGCTGCGGCAAGCGGAGAAGATGCGGACCCGGAAACGGGCCTACCGCATGAGGCGCACGCGGTTTGCTGCCTGCTGTTCTTACTGGAATACCGTCGCACCCACCCGGATAAGGACGACCGATAGTCCATAATATATCAACCCACGCACATTATACACTAAAGCATATCAGGAGGCCACCATGGCGCTGTTCGCAGCGGGGACGATGTTTGGCGTAGCGCTGATGGTTCTGGCTCTGGTGCTTTTCACCGTGTGGCTGATTGACCGGGGCCTTAAATGAAAGCCCGCCTTGATTTGGCGAAGCAGAAGATTTTTGAGCTTGCGAGAGAGATTGAAGAACTGAAGAAAGAAAAACAAGCCGATGACATTGCCTCGTAACTGGACTGATAAATTAGGTGGCTGGCGCAAGCAGGCCATAGACCAGATGCTGCATTATGCCTGGGGGCTGCTGATTGCCCTGCCGCTGGCATATTACAGCGCGCCGTTATGGGTGTGTGTTACAGCGCCGATAATTGCCATGCTGCCGCGTGAAGTGGTGGATCAGTGGCCGGTGAATAGCTGGAATGACACGCTTGTCGATCTGGCATTCTTTGGTGCTAGCGGGTTTTTGGCTAAGTTAATCTTTTAGTTTGTGAAGGGGTGCCATGGCAGAAAAAACCATCGCGGGAATAAGATTTGATCCGGTTGTTACCTGGGGGCATGTACTGCAAACCGTGGCGATTATATCGCCTATGATTGTTTGGGGTGCAACGGTTGAAAACCGCCTGGATCAATTGGAGGGGCGCTCAGTGGAGCAGGTGCGCGTCATGGAAAAATTTGTTGATCGGGTGGA